TCTGGCTTTCTGCATATCCTTAGAATTGTAAATGAATCGGTGTAGGATTCTGTTTACTGCTTTCTTGTGATTAGGAAGGTAGAAACCAATAGTGTTTATACCAGGCAATTGATTGATCATTTCCATCAGATCATTCGTCGACCTGTAGTTGCGAATTTCGTGTATCTTACTACCGCATTTGATCTTCTTCAAAGTCTTCACCTCATTCCATTCATGTGAAGTATTAAGGCGGGCACTATCACCGTCTGTCAAGGTAACAAAAGTGGTTTTCTGTATTCCATTTTTCTTAGCAAAATCTGTCAAGATTGTTGGCATCATGGTCAATACAGTATCTAATGGTGTGCCTCCAAGTTGATCATAATCTCCGGCGTTGCCCCCACAGCTATTCACTGTCCACCAGAGAGATTTGAAAGCCTCATCATATTTCGTTTTATTCATTTCACTGGTGATATGTTCTACAAGAAGCACATCACCTAAATCGACCTCATTGAATGTGGGCTTAGTCGTCATTTTGGTTGCTGTTGCCCATGTATTTGTGAAGGAATAAACTCGAAAAGGAATTCCAACCTTCTTACAAAAGGTAACCAAATTGAGAGTCTGGTCAATCACATCTTTGAGCACGGAACTCATTGAACCAGAATAGTCTAATAGAAAAATCATGCCGTGCGATTTCGAGTTAGCCAACTTAGTTTGTGAGAGGAAAATCTCGTCGGTCAACTTGTAGTTATGTAACTTATTAACATCCAATTTGCCTGTGCGACTTTCTTTCGCACGAGAGTATTGATAAGCCGCTTTGCGTTGTTCGAATTCACGAACCATAGTTCCAACTTTCTTTTTGGTTGTCTTTCGGAAGGTTATGAATCTATCATTTACCTGAGCGGCATAATCAGGCCTGCTTTTCATAAGAGCTGTATAAGAAAATTTGAGGCGCGACTTTTGCAACTGATCATAACCAATGATTGCATCATAAATATAATTCGGTCGAGGAAGCATCACTGATGTGAAATTTCTGTCCTCTGGCGACTCGACGGTCTCTTCCAGTTTTTCTTCGAAATCTGAAAGGGTTTCTGATTTGAATTGCTTTGATACGCCGTCACCTGCGCCTTCATTCTGAATTGAATCAGTGTTGACCGATTCTTCATCTTCTGAATCAGATTCGATATCGGGACTGGATGTATCGGCTTCAGACGCCGCATCTTCCATTGCATCTTGGAAAGCCTTAGTAAAAGATTCTTCGCCATCATCTGTTTCTGAATCACCATCGGTGTCTTCCGAATCACCTTCATTGCCCGGCGTGGGGTCTGAATCTTCGGCTTCTTCAGAAGAGTCGGCGTCTTCAGCAGAGTCGGCGTCTTCAGCAGAGTCGGCGTCTTCACTTTGAGGTTGCGGCGGCTCTTTCTCAAGCATGTCTTTGATCTCTAGACAAATTTCAATAACGTCATCGAAGGTCTCAGCCATAAGGCACTTTTGATAAATCACCTCTTCATCGTCATTCAAAGGAATAGCTAAGAGTGAACCAACTTTGCCTCGTAGATTGAGGCGGTCAAGAAAGCCACATTCGGCTATGTTCTTTTTCTTGGTGCCAAAGAAGTCATCTTCGACCAATTCTGTATAAGCCTTTTTAAATACTCGCGGCAAGCCAGGATAGGTATCTTGAATCATTCGTTCGATTCGAATATCTTCAACGATGTTGCATACATCAAATGGAATGTCGCCACACTTTCTGCGGAATTCTTCGATTCCTTCTGAGGGCGTATAAAGGGCGTGACCAACTTCGTGTCCGACCAACATATCATAAACATCTTTGCTCTTATTTTTCCACATGGGCAAACCAAGAACACGATTCTTAACATCAAACATTGCGGTCTTCATGTTGCCGTGGGTCACAGTAATGTTCTCTTTGGCTAGAAGGCGGGCGAGGGTGGATTGGAGTTCGTAATTCATAATTAATCGTATATATATATTATATCAGGTTCTGTGGATTTGTAAAGGGTTTTAAGTCTTTGAGTATCAACGAGTTATGATATGTATAATTCATCTCTGCAAAAATTGATAAGTCATTGATAGTCAACATATTAAAAATCATTGAGTGATGGATTTAACTCTGAGATGAGTTCTCTCTCGCGGCCATAAGCCGGCTTGCGACCACGAATAACTTCAAGAACCTCGTAGTAGATGGTTTCATTTGTTGCACGAATGACATTGCACATCGTCCAGTCCTTGTTTTCCTTCATTGCCCGAGAGATGTGTTTCTGAACACGAATCTTAACGGATTTCCAAAATGCTCGGCCTTGTGAAACCGTGAGACCGATATATGTGTCGGCTCCGATCGTCACACGGTATAAAACGTAGTTTCTATCTTTTCTTTTCTTTCTCATTTATAGGTATATTATATACCATAAATGCCGTTTTGTAAAGGGCTTTAACTCATTGAATATCAATAAGTTATGAAAGAAAATTCGGGCCTTGCCTAAAGTTTACAAGTTGTTCGCTATCAATGACTTACGAATACGTTTCAATTCTTCGAGCAAATGAGAGTAATTCTCATTATATTGGAGTTCGATTCCGTAGTCTTTGAGGAAATCTATTTTGAGGACTCCATTAAAATATGTTTCGAATAGCTCCTTTGAGGGCAAATTATCTTCTTTGCTCAGCATCGATTCAACCATGTGTGTGGTATTATTGTATGTATCCAAATATCTCATATGCCAAACCTATTACTTTTTTATACCAGAGAAGTTTCTAGTCTTCTCAAATTCTATCTTGGTAGGAAATTTGCCTTCTAGTAAATCTTGCTTGTGTGATATCACAAATACATTTGAATCATCTCTTAATGTGAAAAGAATTTTAAGAAGATTATCAACTCCATCTGCATCCATACTAGAATCAAATGTCTCATCCAATATCAAAAGATTTGTGTTGGCTGAATTCTTCATCTTGGCTATCTGTCTCCAAGCAAAGAGAAGAGCCAGATCGATCCTTTGTTTCTCGCCCTCTGAAAACGAATCATAAGAGAAGTCATCTCTATGTCTTGATTTGATTGTCTCATTAAAAGAATCATCAAGGTTGAATGAAACAAAGAAATCTAGTACCTGTAAATATTGATTGATAAGTTTATTCATCACAGGTAAATATTCACGAATGATCTTTGTTTTGATTCCCGTATCCTTTAATAACTCAAAGATTGCTTCGATATATGTCTTAACATGATTCTGTGATTGTTGTTTCTTATTCAGGTCTACAATAGAATCTTGGTCTTGTTTGAGTTCATTTTCTGATTCGCTTGTATCTACTGAAACAATTGAATCTGAGGATTCAAGTGATTCTATCTGATTCATACAATGTTGGATAGTGCCTTCATTCATACGAATATCTGTGCGAAGTTTATCTATATCTTTCTTCTTATTACCTAAAGAGTCGAGGGTTTCGCGAAGTGAAAAATCATCGTTTTCGAGAGATTTTAGTGTGTCTTGAATCGATCCAGCGGTCTCTTTTATATCTGATTTCTTAGATGCTTTCAATTCATCCGAGATAATTTGGTCGCACGTAGGGCAACAATCATTTTCCTCAAAGAATTTAGACTGTTTCATCAATGATTTCAGATCGTGATTACAAGTGTTCTTCTCAAAGCCTATATCTTTTCTTTTATCTGTTGCTTCTTCTATAAGAGAACTAAGTTCGGGCCACTTGATATCAAACTCCTCTTGTAATTCTGTATTCCTTTTTTGAAGAAGTTTTTGCTCATCTTTAAGAGATTCAATCTTTCTTGTGTTATTAACAGAATTCTTTAGATCAATTGCTTTTAATTCATCAATGTGCTTCTTCTTTAATCTTATCGATTCGGTAAGTATATTAATCTCATTAACTGTATTGATTAGATCATTCTTGAGTTTAGAATAGCGATCTTTTGTCAGAATATTCATCTTCGTGAATATACCAATATCTAGCAGGTCTTCAATAACACCTCTTCTTTGTGCTGTAGGCAATTGCATAAAAGGAATGAAACTGCTTGAACCAAGAACTACAACCTGATGAAAAGACTTGTGATTTAATTTAAGGATGTTACTCTCTAAAACTTTTTGATAATCTCTGCTATGAGATTCTTGATTTAGTAATTGATCATTCTGATATATCTTGAAGCCTCCTGGTTTGATTCCACGATACACCCTATATTTATTTTTACCGACAGAGAATGATACCTCAACCTCGCAACCTTTACCATTGATTGAATTTACCAATTGGGGCTTATTGATATTACGGTGCGGCTTTCCAAATAGAGCAAATGATAGTGCATCCAACATGGTAGATTTACCAGCTCCATTTGCGCCAACAACAAGTGTTGCAGATGATCTATTCAGATCGATTACTGTGGTTTTATCTCCTGTACTTAGAAAATTCTTATAGGATAGTTTTTCAAATGTGATCATTAAATCTCGTCAATATTCTGTGCTTCAAGAAAGAGTTCTTGCATCAATTTCTTCAGTATGTCTTTATTCAAATCTGTTTCTGTTGAATCGATATAACTGTTTAGAAGTGTTGATGTATCTGTGGTTGTGATTCCTTCATCTTCTACATTCTCACCTAGATATTCATCAAATGATTCTAGTATTTTAATTTCGAATGGTTCAGCCTTATGAAGCTTATCCAGCCACTTATCATAAGAATACAAGTTCTTTTTATTCAGAACGATTACCTTGATGTATGAATCTTTATAATCTTTCTTTATCTCTGGTACCTTATCTTCATCATATATTAGTTTATGAAACATACTATCAGGGTTTCGAACTGATGTCAATTCTCTTTTATCTGTATCTAATATATGGAAATACTTATCTTCATTTGCATCAGCAAATGTAAACTGAAATTGTGTGCCAAGATAGTGAATATTATCCTTTGAACTTTTGGCATGATAGTGACCGGATAAAACCATATCGAATCTATCAAAGATTTTTCTATCCATACCATCGACAGCCTTGATTCCTCTCATGACTTCGAATCCACCAAGTTCAAGGTGACCTGCTAGAATAGTTGCTTTGGATTTCTTTATCGCGGCGATTGAGCGATCATGGTTCTCTTCACATATCCAAGGTAGTAAAAGTATATCTAGTTTATCATAAGAAACAACAGTAGCCTCATTATAGATTGTTATCCTATCATGTTGCTCTAGAATTTCATTCAATGAATTAAGATCATTCGTATTCTTGTAATACACATCATGGTTGCCAGGTATGATATCCATTGTAAGATCATACTCATTTAACTTGGAAATGAAATGTTCGTAGTTTCTTTTAAGAACCTTAAAGTTCACAAACCTACGATGATCAAAGTAATCACCAAGATGTAATATCTTTTTTATACCATGTTTTTTCAAATAAGGAAAGAACGTATTGGTATAAAAACTTTCAGCGTAATCAAGAAATGTATCTGAACCATTTTTGATGCCCGCATGAGTATCATTAATAACTGCTATCTTCATATAGTTATACTATAATATAGAAATTCTCGAAAGAGTCAATAACTTTCTTCTTTGCTCTTTCTTTTCTCTTAGTCTTCTTACCGAATTCCTTAACCAGATTATCTCTTTCTTTAATCCTTTGTGATTTTTGTCTGATGTGATCTACTATGAATTCCGAATCACAATTACCACCAAAGTCAGCGAAGGCATCTGCTCCTGCGTAATCAATGTATCTTTCTTTGATCTCTTGTTGTTTCTTTTCTTTTGCAATCCTTCGAAGGAAAGCATAGAAACTAATCTGTGTGAAATAAGCGAAAGCATTCGGCAATCCCGTTCTTGTTGCCTTCTTGATATCATAGTTCATAATTGCTTTGATACAATTCTCTACGGCATCCATAACCATCTCTTCACGATATGTATATGAAAAGAAATTAGGTTTATGTGATAGTCCTTCCGCTATCTTTAAGAAACACGTACCAATATAATTGGTAACTTTAGGTTCATCTTTTTCATCCTCTCTTGCTTCGACTACGGAAGTTACATAATCGACTACTGCTTGAGAAAATTCTTTATTATTTACATAGTGTTGTGGTTTACGTTTCATTATATACTATAATATAGATTTTAACTGAAATGTAAAGACTAAAGTTTAATCTTCGCATCATGATTGAAAAGAAATACTCTAATTGTTCTCAGGCTTCCAATTGAATCGATTAGAATGCTCAATTGGGATTTGTTCATCGAGTTCACCAAAAATATCATCATCCATATCAAATAGTGATTTCATTCGTTCATCGACCTCATCTTGATTTGATCTACATATCATCAAATATTTCATGTAATGCGCTTTTAACTCAAATGGGGCGTCGGCGCGACTTACTATATTACAACAGTTAAGTTCTGTTAGATCATATGCTGATGTGATATTCCAATTTGTTAAGTGATAATCATCGGTGTAAACTATCTGTGCAGGAAGTGCAACATATGTGACATTATTATCAGATTCCAACTCTTCGGCTACGATGTAACTTCCATCGGTAAGCCGATATGTAAATATCTCTGTTTCCAGTATCTTTTCTAAAATGTCTTTCATAATATATTCATCTATATTTATAATAGAGGTACTTCGTGTATTTCGTAACTGAAACCTTCTTTATTGTAAATCTTTACTCTTTCAACCGCATGATTTAGTGTGTAGTTTTTCCTCTTCTTCCAAGATAGATCATCAGCTAGATCATACACAACGGTCCCCTGACCATTCTCACTCTTTCTCAAACCTCGACCAATGGATTGAAGAACCCGAATCTGTGATTTAGATGGTGATGCAAATATAATGTTATGAAGATTGCGAATATTAATTCCTGTGGAGAATGTACCCACACTTGCAACAATTATGGCGTTCTTCTCCTTCTCTGTCACTGTACGAATCTTCTCTCTTTCTTCAGCATTCACTGATCCAGATACGAAGAAGACTTTCCTTTTACCAGCCCTATCTCTTATCTGTTTGAATAGAGGCTCTCCATGTTTCTTCACGAGATTATAAAGAACTAGAGTATTACCTGTTTGATCAAGTGCTAAGTTGGTGATGAATCTATTTCTCTGTTCGTGAGCAGCAATGAAACTAATTTCATCAGCATATGTCTGCTTACCAAATGCTTTTCTAACTTTATCACTATATTTAAGCACAAGGGATTGAATCTTGA